GGCATAGGTTCTGTTTCCTCCGCACAAGGTAATCCAATATATCCAGAGGTAGGCATTGCCCTATCTACAGGAACAACGTGGGCATCTTCAATTACAAATAATTCAAGTAATTGGAATACGGCTTATACAGATAGGTTAAAATGGGATGGAGGTAGTACTGGTTTAGTAGCATCAACAGGACGAACAAATTTAGGAGGTACAACTATAGGACAATCAATGTTCACCTTAACTAATCCTTCGGCCATTACCTTTCCGAGGTTTAATGTTGACAATAGTGTTTCGGCTTTATCTGCTGCTGACTTTCGTACAGCCATAGGAGCAGGAGTAGGAAGTGGTAATGGCACGGTTACAAGTGTTACTGTGTCTGGAACAAGTGGAAATCCTTTATCTATTTCAAATACAACTACTACTCCAGTGATTGAATTATTAAGTGCAACAAGTGGAAGAAATGGATATTTAACATCAACGGATTGGACTACTTTTAACGGAAAACAAAATGCTTTAGGTAATGCAAGTGCAAGTGTTAGTGGTATTTTAACATCAACGGATTGGACTACTTTTAATAATAAACAAAGTGCTTTAGGATTTACTCCAGCAAATAGCACAATCACCATAGGAACAACCGCACCGTTACAAGGTGGAGGTGATTTAACGGCTAATAGAACTTTGTCAATAACACAAGCGACTACAAGCGCAAATGGATTTTTGACATCAACCGATTGGAACACTTTTAATAATAAAGGCAGCGGAAACATTACAGGCAGTGGTTCAAATTCATATTTTGCAATATTTACAAGTAATACAAATATTGCGCAATCATTATTAAGATGGGATGGTACCACCATACCAAATGCTAAATTTATTAGCGATTATAATTTTAATGAATTTAATGGTACTTTGTTAGCTACAGGGGCAACAACTTTATCAAACCTTAGCGGAACAGGAAATAGAATGGTTATCGCGAGTAGTACAGGATTATTATCAACTCAAACAATAGGTACATCTGTTACTTCATTTAGTGCAGGAACAACGGGTTTAACGCCAAATACGGCATCAACTGGCGATGTTACATTAGGCGGAACATTAGCCATAACAAATGGTGGAACAGGCGGAACAAGCGCATCAACTGCAAGAACTGGATTAGGAGCAACGGTAAGAGGCGCTAATGTTTTTACCTTACCAGACATAGACCAAGTATCCTTTATTAGATATAATGCAAATAACACTGTTAGTCAAAGGACAGCCGAAGGCATTAGAATTGATTTAGGAGGCACAACAATAGGACAAAATATGTTCATGCTTACAAATCCTTCAGCTATAACATTCCCGAGATTTAACGCGGATAACACTATAAGTGCTTTAGATGCTGCAAGTTTTAGAACGGCTATTGGGGTAGGTGCAGGAGGTGGCACTGTAACAAGTGTTAGCGCAGGAAGTCCTGCAAATGGGTTAAGCGTTGCAAATGCAACAACTACACCAGTAATTTCAATAGCATTAGCTGCAAGTGGTACTATAGGTGTAGTTAGTGCAACTACACAAACATTTAGTGGAAATAAAACATTTTCTGGCACAATAGATGTTTCATCAACTGGAACATTTGGAGGTAGAGTAAACACGCCATGGTTAGAAAGACAATACACATCTTCTACAAGTTCGTCTTTTACAGTTAGTGTAAATACATCATGGTTAGATATAAATACAAATGTACTTACAACGATAACCCTTCCTAATGCAGCTACATATCCTGGCAAAGAATTACATATTAGGCAAACAGGCACAGGGCAAGTGCAATCTGCATCTTCTAATGTTATACCTTTTACTTCTCCTCCTACTGGTAGTGCAGGTACAGCAATTTTTAATCCAACAAATAATAAAGCCGTTACACTTGTAAGTGATGGCGCTAATTGGATAATTATGCAAAGAAGTACTAATTAACAACTAAAAAACAAAAACATGAAACAACTCCTTACCCTCTTCCTCTTCCTTTTGCCTTACATTGCACTGGCACAATACCCGAGCAACGGCAACCAAAAGATAACGCTGGGAGAACAGACCAGTGCCGATGGGCTTATATGGCGTGGGGTAGCTTCTGATACTACCTTGACGGCAAAGAGTGACACGGCTGCTTATTTTGTTCTTGATACAGCAAACATAAATTTATACACTTACAAGGCTTCGGCAACAGGGCGAAAGTGGAGGCAGTTGGGAGCGGATACAGCAGCTATTGCCTATGTAAACACCTATGGAACGCAAACGGTAAATGGGGCAAAGACGTTTAGCGCTGCAACTACTTTTAGTAATACGGCAACGGCTACTAAATTTATACCAACAGATAGCGTAAGAGCAGGTTATGGTATGTATAGAGTAAACTCAAAAACAGTTGGCATAAATGCAAATGGTATTGCTCCTTTCAGGATTACAGATGATGGTAACTGGGGTTTAATTGACGAAAATCCACAAAATTTACTATCAACTTTTTCATCAAGTGCAAGAGGTGGTGTTATTTCTAATAGTTACCCTATTTTAATGTTTAATGAAGTCGGTGAATCAAAGTTCGTTTTTGGTTTAGATGGAAATGAAGGTTATTTATGGGGCTATCCAAATGTAAAATTAAGAATAGCAGCAAATAATGCCGAAAGAATGCGTGTAGAAACAAGCGGTGAAATATACATGGGTTACACAACAGACCAAGGAGCATCATTATTACAAGTAAATGGTAGTATATACGCAGCAGGTACTACTTACCCATCGGATGAAAGATATAAAGAAAATATAATTCCATTAAATAAAGGTTTGGATATTATAAATAAATTAAAACCAGTAACTTTTAATTATATAAATACAACTGCAAATAATTTTAGTGAATTTGAAGAAATTGGATTTATTGCTCAAGATGTTGATAGGGCATTATCAACTGAGTCGTTTGTAAAATCAATAGTAAAATATTCAGATGAATCTAATACTGATTCAAAAATGGTTTTTTCACCTCAAAATTTAATACCCATCCTTACCAAAGCAATACAAGAACAAAATCTACTTATCAAAGCCCTTGAACAAAGAATTATAAACCTCGAAAATAAATAAAATGAGATACCTATTTTTATTCCTTCCCTTGTTTTCCTTTGCTCAAGATGTAGTAAAAGACACGGTGTACATTCAAAAGCAAGGAAACATTTATTACATTATTCAGCAAACTACTTTGTCTGATTCAACTGTTACAGGCTCAAAGCAAATATTAGGCGATAGTGCAACTGCCATTCAAAGCCTTGTTACCGATGCTGAAAGGCAAAGTAACACAATTGCTATTCATGCAAAGCCAATTATTACAAAGGCTAAGTCAGTGCAAAGAATTAATTACTACAATGATTTGCATGTTCAAATAAGCGGTAAGCCTGTCTATTTTACAACTGCTCAAAGGGACACGGCAAAGTTTCTCGGTGATTGGAGGCTAAATTTTAACGGTGAAATCATTGATGGAGTTATTGAGTTAAATGTAAACAATCGTTTAATTTTCAATCCTGATAACGGCAAAGTTTATTCTATTGCAACCAACTTGCTTTTATCCACATTTACCAATCAAGTTTCATTTTCTTTTAATGGCATTAAGTACGACTTGTATAAATATGCTGATGGCAAATTTGCAACGGTGGACGGTAATGTTAAGTTAATAAAACATGAATAATGAAAGCAATAGTTTATAATATCTTAAAAATGGGATACGACGGAGTGTTATTTTCCATTTGTTGCGGAGTTCTTTTTTCCTTTTTCCTACCTATTAAACATTTCTTGATTTTTACAATCTTCGTTGTTTTTGCGGATACAGTCACGGGAATCCTTGCGGCAAAGAAAAGGAATGAGCCTATAACAAGCAAAGGGCTTTATCGGACATCGCAAAAGATACTTACCTATTTTTGTGGCATCATGATTTTTCATGGCGCAAGTATTACTTTTGGGTTGCCTTTTCAGATTGTTTATTCAGTTAGCTTCTTAATAGCATTCACGGAGCTTTATAGCATTTCTGAAAACATAAAAGTAATCACTGGCGTTAATTTAGCAACAACCATTGTTAGATTTTTTAACAAGTAACCATTAAATAAATTTATATGTCAAACGAAGTTTTAGGAGTAAAAGAAACAAAAGAAGTTTTAAACTTTGGTTTCGATTTATTAGAGGCAATCATTAAATCTTTAGAAGACAAAAAATTCTCTATTGT